ACAGCAATGATGCAAATTTAAACATACTTACATTATCGCCCTGGTCTACCCATTCAGACATTTTTAGTTCTATTGATTCATTCATTATATTTACTCCTTATTAAAATAATGATGGTTGGTTTGCCTTCGCCCCTGGTTTCGTCAGAGGCTCAGAGTTAAAAGATTTTATATTCTTGATAGTTTCATCCTGTTTGATGCTTTCCGTTGCTTGTGGCTCATGTGAGACGCTAGAAAATAGATCATCTTCCAGGTTGTTGGGATCCTTTTCCCCGTTCTGTTCATAAAACCAAGTTATGGCCTGGTCCATGTTGAAGTTATCCGGGAAGTGGCAAAAGTGCGACCGGTACCCGGTGGGGGTTAGTGGGATCGGGTGATCGTCCAGGGTTTGCACTTCTATATGGTCCGTGCTATCAAAGTAATTCCAGGTGATAGTTATATCAACGGGAATACCTCGGTAATTAATCCGGGTTGTTTCCTCGATAGGTTTTGTTTTTCTGTTCAGCATATCAATACCCCCTTTTTAGAAACAAATCCTAAAACGCTTTTTTGGTCGCATCTTAGAATCCACCAATTCCCGGAACTGTTATTTTTAAAATCCACCAATTCTTTGGTAGAGGTTGCCGGATTCGGTTGCTCTAACTCGCCAATCAATCCCAGGACATCCCGGGCATGGCAGTTATATTTATATTTGGCTTGTTCAAAAGTCATTTCTTCACCCTCGCTATAAAACAATCTAAATGCCCTTCCTGGATTAACCTTTTTTGTTTGTCCAGGCATTGCCCCAGGTTATCGGACCGCATCACAACGACCGGCCCCTGGTTATCATATTCAATAATAACTTCGTACATTTTTATTTCCCCCATTGGTCGGCCATTGCCTCGGCAATGCCTTTGTGAAATTTGGATCTAACCTTCCAACGATCCTTACCAGGTGATGCATTATGAATGTCATGCCTGGCGGTTTCCCTGGTTAGCGTTCCGGTTTTAATTAATGGCGGTAAGTTCCGCAACCATAAACAGGTCCTTTTGCTTATGTTGTCCTCAGCGTCTATGCTGTCTGCAAATTCGTAGGGTTGGACGCTTTGGGTAAATGGTTCAAAGTTTTTAATCCTGGCCTTTGCATATTTGTGCATTACCGGGTTTTCAATGGCTACCCGGGGAACGTCAGCGTTCCAAAGTTTAGAAAACAATTCTGCCCCCTGGTCTAACTGTTCCCACATTTCGGCCAATGTTTTGCCTGGCGGGGCCTTGTGCAACCACCTCACCCCGCTATTGCACAACCTGGTACATGGCGGATGAGCCACCATTAACATATCCCAGGATTCCATCTTGAGAACTTCCAGGACATCATCTTGAATATGCCTGTTGGTTAGATCGTCAGATGGTAAGACATCACATGACCAGGCATCATGCCCACGATCCAGGAAAGCATTTCTAACTGTTCCGCTAGTTTCACAAGCTATTAATACTTTCATTAAGACCACCTCTCACATTCTAGGAACTGATCGCATATGTTCCAGGACTCGGAGTCTTTAGGAACCAGGACATGGGCACCATCAAACCAGTCCATATACCAATATTCGATTATGTCTATTTCTTTGTCCTGGTTGATATAAATGCGGAACTCGTCAGATGGTCCGCCCCAGGATAACTGCAATCGATAATATCCGGCCTCTCTGCCCTCGCCCTCGACATAATTCCAGAATAAGGCGGTTTGGTTTACATAGTCGAATATATCATCATACTCGTGAAAATAATCTCCCCGCTTTTTGTCTAAAACTTCTAGGGCAATTCGTTGGCCTTCGGTTGCGTCCTGGTATTCCTCGAAGAACTCCCGGGCCGATTTATAATCGGATTCAATGTTGTTGAATTTGTCCTGGACTAAATCCTGGCATGTTGGTTGTTGGTTTGTGTTTATCATTTTTTACCCCCTGTTAAATGTTTTGGTTGAATTTACTGTTTCAATGGTTGCATGAGAAAAACAGGCAAACTGATTATCTTCATTCATAAAAACATCACCAAGCTTTCTCAAGTAATAAGAGCGATTAAAAAGATTGGCTAAAATATAGCCTCTAATCATTCTATAGAATCTGCCTTCCATGACATCAAACACCATTCCGGTATCATCCCAATAAATCAATCTCAAATTAAACATATCTTTCATTCTTTCTATCTCCTTAAAATGCCCGGGTATTCCCCCGAGTTCCTAGAGTATAATCGATTTCTTAAAATAATGTCAAATATGTCATTAAAATAATTTTCAGGCTTAAATTTATAATTACAATTAACTCTATGAATGAACCAATTAAAAGAGGCAGAAAAAAGAAATTGGATAAGCTTACATCCGAGGATTACAAAAATATCACCGCCTGGGCCGGTGATGGATTATCGGAGTCTCAAATTGCGGTATTGTTGGGATGTAGTCTTAGCACGATAGCCAGGGAAAAAAGAGTCAATGATAAATTTGACACCGCTATAAAAAAAGGAAGATACAAGGCGGTCCAATTGGTAGCCAATAAAGTATTTCAGAACGCCATGGACGGGAAAGAAACTTCCGCTATATTTTTTCTTAAGAACCGGGATCCCAAGAATTGGAATGACATTCAGCAAGTAAACCACAATCTCGACCTGGCCGGGATCTTATCCAACGCTAACTCCAGGATCCTGGACGTACGCCCGGACGAGCCAACGGAACAACTCAACCTCCAGGACGCACGGGAACGCACGAGCGAACGCACGAGCGTCCAGGAAGGCCAGGACGACCATAACGAACAATCGGACGGGGTTCCCTCTTAGTGGCTCCCCTTTTCTCCCCAATGACGCTTAGAGAATTTGGGCCCCGTCCGTTCGTGCGTGTGTGCGTCTTTGTAATAAATAGAGGATTAACGATTTGACCCCCCCCTTTCGTGCGTGGGGGGGGCGTATATACGTATAACTGTTGAACTAAAATTTTTTAATTTTTTTGAAATATGAAATATCCAATTAACCAAGAAAGAGAATTAATGACCGCAGTTTGGTCACTTAACATCAAAGATGATCCATTAAACTTTGTTAAATTTGTCTTCCCCTGGGGTGAAAAGGATACCCCCCTCGAACATTTTACTGGTCCTCGTAAGTGGCAGGAAAAAATTTTGCGAGATATTGCAAACCATATTAGAAAAAACGAAGCCATTGATTTACCAGAGATGTTTAGATTGGCAGTTGGTTCAGGCCGGGGTATTGGAAAGTCTGCATTAGTCTCTTGGATTATTTTATGGATGCTTTCTACCAGGTTAGGAGCAACCATTATTGTTACAGCTAACACAGAACAGCAGCTTAGAACTAGAACATGGGCAGAATTAGGCAAATGGCTAACTTTATCCATAAATTCTCACTGGTTTAACAAGACTGCTACCGCAATAAAACCAGCACAATGGTTCGAAAATGCACTCGTTGAGGACCTAAAAATCGATACTGGTTACTATTACGCACAAGCACAGCTATGGAGCGAAGAAAACCCGGATGCGTTCGCTGGTATTCACTCATCATACGGAGTTTGTTTAATTATGGACGAGGCTTCCGGTATACCAGCACCGATATATTCCGTATCCGAAGGATTCTTTTCCGAACCCACGAAAAATCGCTTTTGGTTTACCTTCTCTAACCCACGCAGGAACTCAGGACCTTTTTACGATTCCTTTCACTCTAAACGCAAGTTCTGGAAAACCGAACAAATAGACTCCCGCACAGTCGAGGGCACGGACAAAGAACTTTTCCAACGCATGATCGAACAATATGGCGAAGATTCTACTGTTGCCAGGGTCGAAGTGATGGGCGAATTTCCGTCCGCAGACGATGATACTGTCATACCTATGGAACTTGTCCGTACAGCCATGGGCAGAGATGTGTCTCTCACCGCATCTGAGCCTATTTTATGGGGATTAGATGTTGCAAGGTTTGGTGGTGATAATTCTGCTCTGTGCATACGCCAGGGAAATACTGTTTTTGAAATTATTACTTTTCCGTCCATGGATTTAATGCAATTGTGCGGAGCGGTAAAAAATAGATTTGACGATGCTACTGTCATGGAGCAACCGCAAGAAATATTAATTGATGTGATTGGTTTAGGATCCGGAGTGGTTGATCGTTTGCGTGAGCAAAACCTTCCCGTGCGTGGCGTAAATGTTGCCGAGTCACCGAGTACCAAAAAAAATTATTTGAACCTTCGTGCGGAACTATGGTTTGCAGTTAAAGACT